AGCAATTGCAAAACAAGAAGAAGCAAGACAAGCAATTGCAAAACAAGAAGAAGCAAGACAAGCAATTGCAAAACAAGAAGAAGCAAGACAAGCAATTGCAAAACAAGAAGAAGCAAGACAAGCAGAAGAAGCAAGACAAGCAGAAGAAGCAAGACAAGCAGAAGAAGCAAGACAAGCAATTGCAAAACAAGAAGAAGCAGAAAGGCAAGCAGAAGCAGAAAGACAAGCACAAGCAGAAAGACAAAGACAAGCAGAAGAAGCAAAACAAAGACAAGCAGAAGAAGCAAAACAAGCAGAAGAAGCAAAACAAGCAGAAGCAGAAACACATGCAAGGCAGCAAGAAGAAAGAGAAACACATGCAAGGCAGCAAGAAGAAAGAGAAGCAAATGCAAGGCAGCAAGAAGCAAAACAAAGACAAGAATCAGACAGAGAACAAGCAATTGCAAGGCAACAAGAAGAAGCAGAAAGACAAAGACAACAAGCAATTGCAAAACAACAACAACAACAAGATGCAGATGAAACAAGAGTAAAATCGGAAGCAGAAAAACAACAAAAAGAAACACCAGAAGCAACAGATATTACAAAAGAAAAACAAACAGAAATAGTAACCCAATCGGAAAAAGGTGCAAGAAAAATAGACGAAAATACAGATGCAAAAATACAACCAGACCCACTCATAACTCCACCAACTGAAACCATAATACCACCAACTGAAACCATAATACCACCAACTGAAACCATAATACCACCAACTGAAACCATAATACCACCAACTGAAACCATAATACCACCACCTGGAACCATAATACCACCAACTGAAACATCTGATGCGAATTTTAATAATGAGCAACTATATAGTATTTGTTTACTGCTGTTAAATGATACAATAATGTATAATGATTCCTGTAAAAAATGTTTTATTGCAATAACTGACAAAACAGATCCAATATCAGTTCAAAATTATGAACAACAATTTAATGTAATACAAGAGAATATTGCTCAATTAAAAGTAACAATATGTAACTTGATTTCTGACAGCGAATTAAAAAAATCATTATGTGCAACCCCTCCATTAATACCAGTGGCAACAGCAATACCAGGAATACCAGCAATACCAGGAATACCAGCAATACCAGGAATACCATTAGTAGAAGGAACCCCGATTGCAACAGTAATCGGTTCAGAAGCACAATTAGGTTCATCAGACGATAATACCGCGCTAATAGTACTAGCTTTAGCTCAAATATTGGGAGTAGGAATGGGAACTGTATTAATGGGTGGAAACGAAAAAAATAAAAATAAAACTAAAAGTAATCAGAAAAAATTACATAAACCAAACAAAAGAACAAAAAGAACAAAATAAATACAAATATATCTAGATAATATATCTATATAATATATCTAGATATGAGAATTGAAATAGTAATATTAGTAGTTGCAGGTCTTTTCATATACAATGCATATCACGATGGTAAATATAGTAAAATGCTATTATCGTATAAAAAATATTATAAAATGATTTTAATAGCTTTTTTAGCTTTATGTTTTTACATAATGGTTAAAAGAAATCCATTGCAAACCAAAAATCTACTGTTATATACTAACAATATGATAAAGTTTATGCCTATTGATAGATCATCAATGGATTTAATAAGTCCAATTTTTGATTTGTCCACTAAACAGACGAGTTTTATGGAGGGGTTTAATTCAAGTTTAAACCCTGGTTATGAATATAATCCTGTATTGCAAGCAAAACAACAGCGCAATTTGTTATCATCAAAACCAGTTAAACGCTCGGTGAGCGAAACCAAAAAGAAGTACGTGGCCTCAATGCAAGATTGGAAGTGTGGACAATGTCGCAAAAAACTCTCCCACACATTTGAGGTAGATCATAAAATAAGATTGGAACACGGTGGTGGTAACGATGTGACAAATTTGGTAGCACTTTGTCGCGAATGTCACGGAGAAAAAACCGCTATGGAAAATATGTGATATTTCTGTTGTAAATATGCCTAGTCCAAATTAAATATGCCTAGTCCAAATTAAATATTGGCTATTATTATGGATAATACTTTATCTTTAGAAGGACACATAAATTCGTATAAATTTTTAGCTATGGGATTGTTTTTTTTGATAATAGGTGTTATTGTATTATATGCATATAATCCTGCTAGTTTCAACAAAATATTCGGTTATGAGATTTTTATTACAATACCTATTTTAATATTGATAAGTGCTTTAATAATGAATATTTTAAAATTAAAAAACAATGAAAAAACATATTTTAGCGAAAAACTCTTTCCGAATTTTACTCAGGAAAAATATCCCTTGGTAATACCCATATTAATAGCCTCAACATTAGGAATTGGTATTGGTGGCTTTTTTTTAATGTTATGGGCTGCCGGCATTTACTCCAATCCTCCACCTGAAAATAATACTGCCGCGCTAATGAATTGCTTGATAATTATGATGATGGTTGCTATTTTTGGATTTTTATATTATAGAAGTAAGAAAACCGATGATCCAATATTAAAACAACTGCCTGCTGATGTGCAAAAAGTATTTGAACTGCGCAATAAATATACGGTTGGATTTGCATTATTTTTTTCATTTATAGCGCTATTGTATTTGTTTAATCCATGGGGCGTAATGACGACTTATGGTGGCCCAACAATATTTTTTTCATTATTTGTGGGATTTATATTTATATTAATGATTTATGTATACCAATATTATTTTATTAATCCCGACAAGGCATCAGGCGTCAATTCTGCCCCCGATTTTATGTCACTTTTTATGAAAGGTTCCTATATTTTGGCAGCACTATTTTTATCAGGGTTCTTAATTTATGGTGCGTTAAAAGTAATGGGTGTTTTTGAACAGAATGCCAAAACACCGGAATCGTGGGGAAATATATTTTTTAATTTAATATTATTTTGTGCAATGTTAGGAATAATATATCGCATTGCTAATGCAGGTGGGTTTTTAGATAAAAATCCTTATTATCGGTTGGTTTTAAATACTATTTTATATATTCCGTGTTTGTTAATAACGCTGTTTTATGAGATAGGCAAATTAACTGGTTTAACAAAAGGGTCGCCAGGTGCCTTACCACCGAATCCATTTGAATTAAAATTATTGATTGTTAGTGTGGTATTATTAGGTGGCTATTTTTTATGGTTCTTTTTCTTAAAATCTTTTTTACAAAACAAATATTTAAAGCAAGGTGGTAAACAATTGGTGAATCAGCCTATTCCGACAGACGTATCGTCAAGTATAGCCTCTTATCAACAATTAAATGACAGCGATACATTTAATTATCAATATGCTATTTCTTTTTGGTTTTATTTAGACGCTTTTCCGCCAAGTACGAGTGTAGCATATACTAAGATAGTTCCACTGTTATCATATGGGGAAAACCCAACTATCAAGTATTTGGCAAATGATAATAGCATATATATAACGGTAAAACAAAATTCGGGTGAAAACTATATTGTAGAAAACATACAAAAAGCGGAGTTAGAAATAACGCCTGAAAATATAGAAAAATGGAAACTAATGCAAAGTAATATAAAGAGGGATATTGAAACGGTTAAAACAATGCCATTAGGGAATGACGTAGACTCAGAAGGTCATAGAATTATTTATAAGCATTCGAACGTATTGCTACAAAAATGGAACCACGTCGTTTTAAATTATAATGGAGGAACTTTAGATGTTTTTTATAACGGAAAATTGGTAAAATCGGCGATAGAAGTGGTACCTTATATGAAATATGATACATTAATAGTGGGAGATCAAAACGGTGTTAGTGGAAACATAGCAAACCTAATGTATTTCAAACAACCGATTGATATACTAACAGTGTATACTTTGTATAATTCTCTGAAAGACAAAAATCCACCATCTATTTCCGAAAATAATAAAAAAATAATTTCTTTACCAAATAATATTTAAGAGACTTTTCAGAGACTAAAAAAATAGAAAATTTCTAAAGGTATAATATAATGGAAGTCAAAAATATTATATTGTTTGTCATTATAATTGTATTATTATATATAGTAATTCGCTATATGATGAAAGATGTAAATACGTTAACGGGGTTAACATCAGCGCAAACAATGCAAAAAATTGAGCCAAGTAGTTTGGCATCAACAACGTCTTCGAGCAGTACGAGTAACTTTACATATTCTATTTGGTTTTTTATAGATGATTGGAATTATCGTTATGGAGAACCAAAGGTGATATTTGGTAGAATGACCTCTGGGGAAGCACAAAAAGAGCCATGTCCATCAGTAATATTAGGTCCAATTCAAAATAATATTATTGTTTCTTTAGCTGTATATGCTGGATTAGATGAACCACCAGCTGACGGTGCTAACTTTGTGGTACATAATTGTGGCCTCGCAAACGTACCAATACAAAAATGGTGTAATTTATTAATAAGTGCTTATGGACGCACATTTGATTTGTATTTAGATGGAAAATTGGTACGCACGTGTGTTTTACCAGGCGTTGCTAAAATAGATTCTACTGCGCCAGTGTATATAACTCCGATGGGTGGATTTTCTGGATGGACTGCCAAATTTCAGTATTGGCCAGAGTCGAGTGATCCACAAAAAGCGTGGAATATTTATAAGGCAGGATATGGCGCAAGTATGTTAGGATTTCTCGGAAAGTATACTGTTAAAGTATCATTAATGGAGGGTGATACCGAAGATACCAGTTTTACTATTTAGATAAACAAACAAATGAAACAAATGAAACAAATGAAACAAATGAAACAAATAAAAACGTAATAAAAAAGAAAAAAAGCAAAGATTAGATATTATAGTTTTTTTACAAATATAATATATAAGATGAGTAATTCAACAGGTACAGGATCAGTATTTAATCAATTTAATTCAAATTCAGGTAGCAATTATATAAATGCAAGTCAAAGTTTTTTGGATTCAAATAGTTTAATAGCAAAGGTGTCTTTCTTATTATTGGTAATATTTATTTTCTTAGTATTATTACGTTTAGGCATATCTGTATTAGGCTACTTTTTTTCACCATCGTCTAATCCTAAGCTGATTAACGGGACCGTAGACGCCAAACAGCTAATAGTAATTCCACAGGATCCTGCCATAGAAGGCTCCAAAACCATTGCAAGGTCTATAAATGCAGAGGATGGTATAGAATTTACGTGGTCCGTATGGATTTTTATAGATGATTTAACGTATAATTCAAACAAATACAAATGTGTTTTTTACAAGGGAAATGATTATGCGACTAACCCGAAAACAGAGACAACAACAGTTGGGTTAAATTTTCCAAATAATGCACCAGGTGTATATATTGCTCCTAATACAAATAATCTAGTTATTATTATGAACACCTTTAACGTAATCAATGAAGAAATAATGATTAGTGATATTCCGTTAAATAAATGGCTAAATGTAATGATACGTTGTCAAAATAATACATTGGATATATACATTAATGGAACAATTACTAAAAGCCATAACTTACACGGTGTCCCAAAACAAAATTATGGTGATATTTATGTAGCACCGAATGGTGGATTTTCGGGATACATATCAAATTTGTGGTATTACAATTATGCATTGGGAACTAGCGAAATAACTAATTTAGTGGCAAAAGGTCCTAATACAAAAATGGCTGGTGCAAATGGTGGGTTCAATATGAAAAATCCCAATTATTTGTCATTACGTTGGTTCTTTTTCGGTTCACAAGAAGATCCGCAATATTATCCAGCAATTACAGAGTAAAAGTAAAACAATAAAAACCGTATTATAATAGTTTAATCTATATAAATTATTATCATTTTATATAAATTATAAAGTTTATATAAAGATGGCGTGTCATAATTGTTACTTGCCTTTACCACCAAGAGTTTGGTCGAGAGTTCAAAACAGATGTTCATTAGAAACTACCAATACCAATAATTCGTTGGTAAAAATTCCTTATTCTAATTTAGTTGTTCCAGGCTCACAAGCCGAATATTATTTAGCAATGTTAAATAAAGGCAACGTTTTACAATATAAAGCGAATAGTAGCAATTTAACAAAACAGCAAAAATATTCTTTAATTGCCAAGGGTCAATGGGTTAACAGAAATACTACATGGGCAATTCAATCTACACGTGGCTATACTAATCCTAATACAACTAGTTTAAAACGAGATGGTAATTTCATTAATATAGCAATTGATCCGACTTCTGGTGAAATATTAGGTCCTACTTTATTACCAGTTACGTGTCCCCAGTTTAATTTGCCAGATAATCCTGGTTTGCCTATAAATAGTGGTGGTGGAATAAACAATCCAGTTGTTCCGCCGCCACCACCGGATATTCCAACTAACAATGATACTGTTATTCCTCCTGTTACACCAGTGACTCCACCAACACCAATTGTAATACAGGACGGAGGCACATTGATTTGCTCTATTCAAGAAAACATTTGCACAGGAGAAACTATACAACACATTTCGCAACAAATTTGTAATCCTACAACTGATTCGGATGTTCCGGGAACTATTCAAGAATTGTGTTGGAACGATGGCACACCTACATGGTATCCTAGACAACGATATGTTATGACAAATAGTGGTGATAAGTGGCCAACTAATTACAAATTATTAGTTTCTGCTGACATAGTATGTCCCATTCCAGTTCCTCCAGTTCCTCCTGTTCCTCCTACACCGATTGTATTACCAACGCCTATTTTAGAAAGTGTTATTCCTAGCATCTATAGTTTATTAGCAATGTGGAACAGTGGAACCGATAATGTTGAAATAAATAATAGTATTATTGGATATATTATTAATACAGTTGAATATGATGCTCCTATAGATATATTTATTACTACAACTGAAACTAGCATAACAGTGGAGTGGTTACCACCACCAGTAGATAATATTGATGAAATTGCTGGATATATAATAACTATTACTGAGTATAGTTAAATAAATACCTTTTTACACAAAAACATCGTCTTTTTGGCTGATTAAATGTATAAAAACAAATTTAGCACATTTACTAACAGTATATATACTTTACACAGCTTAATCATAAATATTTTACACAATAAATATTTATAATGTAATGACGTTTATTATTATAAAATTTTATAACTGCTAATATTATGACTAGTAAATCTTATACAGTTGGGCCAAATGCGTCACCATATCAAATTAGTGGTTTAAAGCCGAATACAGTTTACTCCGTTAATGTTCAAACTATATTTACAAATAATATAGTTAGTAATGTTAGTAATACGATTACTGTTTCTACGTTACCAACACCAACACCAACACCAACACCAACACCAACACCAACACCAACGCCAACACCAACACCAACGCCAACGCAACCAAATTATTGGTATTTGACTACCATTAATATGTTATTATTTGTAACGACACAATATAATGTGTATGTTCCCAATATAACAGCTGTAAATATAAATGATATTCCAAATCGTAATTCAAGTTTTATTTCATCGTATTATGGATGGGATCTTTATATTAATCCTAATTCAATATTTACAAATTATAACGTAGTGGTTCCAACATCAGCCAGTGTTATAAATCCTGTTCCTACATCGAATACATTTGGACGATGGTTCTTGTATAAAAATGGTTCAACACAATATATTTTTACATATCACCCAATAGATGCATTATCATTAAATATTTTTACTCCAACTCCTACACCTACACCTACTCCTACACCTACTCCTACACCTACTCCTACACCTACTCCTACACCTAGTTATGATTGGTATGTAACAATTGATGACAAAATAAAAACTATTTATAATGTATATGCTAGTAATATTACAGTGATAGATACGCAACTACCGAATCCTACAAGTATTTATGAAGGATGGGTTGTTAATTATAATACTAATTCTATAACAACGACTTATGATATAGTTGTTCCAACATCAGCCACTGTAAATAATGACACTGTCACTACAAATGTTCCAGGTATGTGGTTTCATTATATTAACGGATCAACACAATATATATTTACTATGAGACCAATAGAGGCGTTGTCCTTTAATATTTATATCCCAACACCAACTCCAACTCCAACACCAACTCCAACACCAACTCCAACCCCTACTCCTATTCCTGGATATTATTGGTATGAAACCATACAAAACACAATTACAATAATAACAACTATTTATAATATATATTGTCCTAATATTACGGTAGTTAATACGCCTTTGTCTGCAACAACATCAATATATTATGGATGGTTTTTTAATAGTACTACTAATTCCCTAACTACACCTTATGAAATAGTTGTTCCTACATCGGCCACAGTTAATAATAACCCTCCTATTTCAAGTACATTAGCGACATGGTATTTGGACACAAGTGGTGCAAAGCCATTTATATATACGATATACCCAATAGAAGCGCTATCCTTTAATATTTATGCATCACCTCCACAAACATACACTTATTTTTTTAATTATGGAGAGATAGAAAATATTTTGTTTACGTTTCCATCAAATGCAAAGTCATATGATATATATATTACTGGTTTGGGAGGTATGGCTGGTACAACTACTGTTCAATCATATACTAACAATGTTATCGCTAATGGTGGTGGCGGTGGTGGCGGTGGTGGATATACATTCATTACAAGTTGGAGCGAAACAACAGCAAATATTGCCGGAACAACATGGTATATAGTAAACAATGCAAACAATCAAACTGGTATTTTTAATGCAAGTTCTAGTTCTAGTGCAACACAATACGTATATGCAACCGCAGGTGGTAACGGAATTAACGGGACATCTACGGGAGGTGGTGGTGCAGGCGGTATTGGTGGTACAACATCACAAACATCATTATTTAATGGATTTAGAAGTGCTGATGGAAATACTGGGTTTGCAGGTGATTCTGTAAATTACAGCCCTATCCCAACCATGTTTCCTATTCCAATTGGAGAATTAGTTCCAGCATACTCGGTTATAAACCCTAATACAAACGGTTCATCTGGACAAGGGGCAAGTTTTAGTGGTCAAATAGGATTTGGACAATTATACAGTGCATATACAAATAGTCAGTTAAATATAGATTATCCCGCATCTACAATGGGTCAATCGTGTGTTTCAATAACTATTTACTTTTAATATTTGCATTTTTATAAAAATAATATAACATTTTTATAAAAAATTGGATTATTTACATTATGAATTTCAGAAATTATTAAATTCTTTTTCTATATCATTTGGGTTAAAATTAGCTTCCAATAATATTTTACGAATAACCTCTAATGGAATATTTAATTCTATATTTTCCTTTATCCATTTTCGCCATCCATCTTCAAAAACTTTATAATTCTTTTTGGAAATGTAAATAGGTTCAACGGATTTTACGGTTTCAACGGATTTTACGGGTTCAACGGATTTTACGGGTTCAACGGATTTTACGGGTTCAACGGATTTTACGGTTTCAACGGTTTCAACGGGTTCTAGAGGTTCTAGAGGTTCTATTAAAGGCAAATCTAGAAAATTAATTCCAGAAAAATCGATATAATCTTTAACTGTTTTTTTTGTTCCTATGCCATACTGTCCTTTTAGATCATTAAATATAGTTAAATAATGTTTTTTCGAATGTAAATCTTTTTTCCACCATTCCTTATCATCATCCCAATGTTTGGTACGATATTTTCGCGTATATTCGTGCCAAGCAATAATAATATGGGGATGAAATAAGGTATATCCATGAGTGTAAGCACGCACTGTTATACTCATTTCCTCACCAGTGAAATATAATTCTGGGTCGTGTGGCACTTCTTTAACAAATTCTCCACTAGCAAATGCAAAATGGGCTGAATAAAATTTAGCAACAACTGGTTCAGTTAATGTTTCAAAGTTAGGAATAGCACCAGGTATACATAATACTTGTTTTTCCCTAGTAATTTCCTTCAAATTAATTTGCCATGGAACTAAGGTTCTTTCTTCTGGGTCATTTTCGGGATTGTAGCTAGGTAAATACGCAGTAATTAATGGTTTCTGGACCCCCATTTCTTTAAGTTGGTTATACATATTAATTAAAATAGTATCCCAACCTTTCTGAAACCTATGGTGTGAATCTAATTGCAACGTATATTTCTCATTATCATATAGTTGCTGAATTTTATTTCTAGCCCAACAACAGCCCTTTGCTTGCAAATAATTGACCGAAATTATTTTAAATCGTTTATCATTTAAATATTTAGACAAAGATTCGGTTTCATCGTGTTGCCAACAAATACCAAAAGACAAATTATCCGGATTATCAGCGTTTTTTATACAATTATCGATAGTATTAATTAACTCAGGGTCTCTATAAGATGCAATTTGTATAAAAATATTTTCATTATCATTTTTTTCCATATAATATAATATAAACTATATTTATTCTTTATATATTTATAGTTATAATTTAATAGCAAATATAAATTTACATTTCTATGTAAACTCATAAAAATTTATACACAAATATTTTATAATATAAGAATATAATATAAAATGACGATGATGTTTCCTACAAATAAATTAAACTTGAGTAGTAAATATGGCACAAATAGATCTTTACCAAAAATAAGTGAAAATAGTCTTAAAGTAAATAACGACGGGTTTTTAAGTTTAGGAACACAGTTCAGTATTAATTCATTAAATGGTAGTGTTAAGGCAGATGCTTTAACCATTAAAAATATATATTGTGCAAATAAATTAACAATAAATAATGGTGTAATTACATTGAATTCGGACGGATCAATTATTTCAACATTTCCAACAAATAATTATATTCCATCGGATTCATCTTTTAACACTACTACAACAAGTGTTAGTGGGTTAGAGCCACAATTTAATTCGTATACAGCTAAATATTTAACAACCCAAGATTATGTGGATCAGCAAATTTGGAAACAAACCAAAAGAATAAATACTATACTAGGAACGGATGATCAAATATTACAAAATTTTAATAACGTATACAAATTAATTACAGCAATAGAGGGTTCATCAGAAACAGTAACGGTTTTAAATAATGTTAGTACTAACTACCAAAATTTGGTCGACCAATCAAGCGAAATAGTAACATCAGTCAGTAATGTAGTTGCCCAAGCACAAAATACCATAGTTGTTAGTTGTAGTCCAGGAGTTTGGAAAGACGGTGCCCAGCCTTATCCTATTCCTCCTCCAATCACATCATTAACAATTGCCGATGGATGGTATTTTACAAATTTTGTTGCAAATTCAAAAATAAATTGGTATTTGCCCTCTGATGGATTAAATATGTTGATAAAGGACGTAGAATTATTATGGATGGATGTATTTGCTACGAGTAATAAAATATTACCAATAATTAGTATATATACTCAACCAAAATATAATGGTACTGATATTAGTAGTCTAGCTAATGCTCGAATTAATTTTCATTTCACAGAACTAACTAATATAAGCACTGCAGCCAATAAACATTATTGTTTATATACAAATCATAAACCAATGCATATATATAATATGACTCCTTTAAAATGTGCATATACTTATACAACAAATGGCATAAATACTCAAAACAATGGTCTTGGAATTTACAATACTGGCAGTACAATAGAGACCAATATATGTGCATTAACGGATAAAATAGCATTTTTTTCAATTCAAACGGATGTAACTGCTCAACAAAATGAAGTAGAATTTATTTTGTCTTCCTTGAATGTTCAATTAAATAAAGGAACAACAAAATTTTTATTTCAAAACTCATCGGCTGCAGTTAATTATTTATTTCAATTGTCGTATCAAAAAAATATGGATTTAACACCAAATTCAGATGCTCAATTAGTGTTAAATGGAAATAATAATAGTGCATTTTATATTTACAATTCACTTTATAACCATTAAAACTGTTTTGTTATTTTGTTATTTTGTTTTTATTGTCTCAAATTGGGATTCATACATATCTCTTGAGTAGGAAACACATCTCCGCTCATACACATATCGTTTACACCCACTTGACTGCACGTTCTAACGCCCAAATCCTCGCCAATAAAACACCATCCTGACTTTCCAGAGTTATCGGCATCATTCGGTTGCACTTGATCCTGATTTGTAGTGGCTGATTGCGATGCATTTGATAATGCTTTTTCTAAGGAATCGTATTGTCGTTGTTCTAATGTGGCCTCTTTTTGCGCGAGTTGAGCATTTGTAAGTACAGCGCTACCTTTTTGTGACGACGTTGCCATTTGTCCCTTTGGCGCAGTTACATTACTACTTGGGGCAGTAGAAATTCCAACCGATGTTCCAGATGTGGAAACAGGTGATCCACCGATTTGCTCTAATTTATTGATCGCCCCTACACTTGTGTCGGAAACAATACCTATTCCCGTTTCAGTTCCTGTAGCGGTAGTTTGAATTATTTGTTTGGTTGTTTCTAACAAAGAGAAACCAAATAATTTAAAAATAGGAGCAAAAATTTTATCTATAATTGTAACAGTATCCTGAGTCCCCTTTGCTAAATAGGCAAAAATATTTATACCTAAAAGGGCTAAAATTAGCACTATAATGAGCCACGTTTGCCATGAAAGTCCAAATAAAACGCCTGTTGTAGGTTGGTTTGTATTTGATAATATATTATTATTCCCCATTTCGGTTGATGACATAGTATCATCATTCAATAAACTACTAATAGATCTTGTAAAATCATTATTTGTTGAGGACATTATAATAAAAAAATATATTAATTTTTTTGTTTTATAACAAATTATTTGAATGTTAATAAATATGTAAATTGATTTAAATTGCCTAAAAGCTCGTCGCGACTATTTAATAAATCACTATTGTTAGTTATATTTATTCCAGCATCCCTATTCATGTTAATTAAAAATAGCTTATATTTTTCTATTTCTTTTTCAAAATCAGACAGTTTAGTATAATCCAATAGAGGTAAGGTTTTTTGGCCAGTTAAATTCACCCGGGAGCCCGTTTTGCCTAACATTATTTCTACAAAAGAATCGATGTTTTCATTTAATTTTGAATATAATTCATCTGTTGCTTTATGTTGTGCATAACTATATGTTTTCCAATGATATAACTTTACAGTGTTTAACATTTGCAAGAACATTGCGACAATGTATTGGTGACTGTATTTGTCTTTTTTCCCATTTTTATTTTCCTTTACCTTTAAACCATTTGTTTTTCTGGTTTTGTTGGTTTTATTCATACGTTTAACCATAGTCTTCATAATAATTCTTTATATTATAATTAATTATACTTTTGTATAATCTCCAATTTGTTAATTAACTCGCGGTATATACTCCGCACCCAAACTATTCATTGTCTCTAGTTTGGCAATCGTTTTCTCTAAATTACTGGCATTCACATTATGATATAGATAATCGGTACCAGGCGAATGCTCGTTTTTTTTAATTTGTTTGTATATTTTATTTATATTTTTAGTAATAACAACTATTTTGTCTTTATCTTTAACAATCTCTTCTTCCATAGAATAAGGTTCTGTAAATACCTCAATAATAAAATACAATAGTAATCTGCGTTTTTTATGGCAACCACTACGGTATTTTAAAGAAAATATTTCTAATGCACTGTTTACAATACGCTGAACAATGGTGCTACGTTTAGACGCCTCGGTTAAAAATATGTCCCAAATAATCCAAACAATATCCATTTGGCATTTTGATTCTACCTTTGGAAATGTTCTTCGTTCACATTTAATCTTTTCTTTTTTTTGATTACAAATGGTTTCAAATTCGATTATCCATTCCATCCAATAGCAAGCACTGACACTGTTTTTGCCTTCTTCGCTAATATTATAGGCTAATTCATTGCCTGCAATAAATAATTCCTTTGGGTCATCTTTTAAAAAAATGTCCTCTGCGAATTTAACATTAGGTGCTTTAAAACGCTCGGTCATTTGTGTTAGATCAAAATCCGCCTTTTTTACCTTTACTTCTAAATAACTATGTTTTTTTCTGGCCTCACATAAAATACACATTATTTCACAAAATAGCTTTCTCAATTTTTCATTATTTCGCAAACGCAATTCCTGATCTCTATATCCGTTTAAAACAATATCCTTAAAGTGGTTAATTCTTAGTTCTAAATAAATAATTAATTTGGGATTACCTATATGAATATGTTTGGTATAAAATCCAATAATAGTGTCCCATAAATCGGCATAATGTCCGGCACATATCATTTCGGCGCTCCAATAACACGCTGGCTCTATTTTTGAGTTGTATAAATTATTTATGATTTCCTTTTTTACGTCGGTTTTTTTAAATTCGGAAAAGGTAATACCCTTAAAGTCTTTGGGTTCTCTTACGTCGTTTATATCATGTTCGTTCATTTTCTACCTTTAAGAAAGGTGGAGCCAAAAAAATGGGGTATTTGAACTTACACCTTTTTCCACCTTTAAGAAATGGAGAGTCAAAAAAATGTGGTATTATACCACCCTTTAAGAAAGGTGGAGCCAAAGATGTGGTATTATACCACCTTTAAGAAAGGTGGAGCCAAAGATGTGGTATTATACCACCTTTAAGAACGGTGGAGCCAAAGATGTGGTATTATACCACCTTTAAGAACGGTGAAAGTGATGCGGAGAGCCAAAAATAATTATTCATCTACTCCACCATATTGATTAAGACATATTCTAGAGGTGTTTTCTATTTCATAGAAAAAGTACAAAACAGATTCATAAAATCTAGCCAAATTATCAATATATGTAAAATAAATCATATATATTTATTATACATATTTCTTTATTATATATTTACATAATATGTGTTTTTAGATTCACTAATAAATGGTGAACGCTATTTCAAAAGTTGAGCAAAACGAGTAGTCTTCGCTCCACCTACGGCCTTTTTTTAGCAGTAGAATATATATGACAAATTTTTTTAAGGAAATTAAAAACATTATTAAAAGTTTAGGCTCTTCATACAACAAATCCTCCATATGGGGAAAAATCCTAATTTTAACAATGTTTCTTTTGTTAGTAGTGTTAGTTTTCAAGGGAATAAAAGATAGCGGGATAGAAAATTTTGAACAAAACGATCAGTTTTTAGTAAAAACTGGCCCCGAAATATACGACGACTTTTATGCAGATGTCTACGATTATTTAGTATTTAACAATTTAAAAGACGATTACGAGGTGGGCGAAATTATAAATAAAACACAGCCGTCAAGTAAAAGCCGTATTTTAGACATCGGGTGCGGAACCGGACATCATGTTGCGGGTCTAGGATCAAAAGGTCTGGATATTTTAGGTATAGATTTGTCACCGGCAATGATAAAAAAGGCTAAAGAACGTTTTCCCGACTATAAATTTGAGGTTGCTGATGCTTTGAATGGTAACGAATTTGAACCCGACACGTTTACACACATTTTATGCATGTATTTTACTATTTATTATATGAAAGATAAAAGACAATTCTTTGAAAATTGTTTTAGATGGTTGTTGCACGGTGGCTATTTGTTAGTACATTTAGTAGACAGACACCAATTTGATCCTATTTTACCACCAGGTAATCCATTATTATTTGTTTCTCCACAACGTTATGCCAAAAAGCGTATTACATCAACAAAAGTAAAATTTACTGATTTTTCATATAGTGCGGATTTTCATTTAGACGATCAAACCAATATAGCTAAATTTGTGGAAAAATTCAAGCACGATTCAAACGGAAAGGTGCGGAAAAATGAGCACGTAATGTATATGCCTGATATTCAGGAAATTACAGACGAGGCACAGGCGTGTGGTTTCATTATTGAAGCACAAATAGATTTAATACAATGCCAATATGAATATCAATATGTGTATGTGTTAAGAAAACCTATATAATAAATTATGTAAAAAAAAAATTGATTCAAAATAATAACATTTGCAAAATATTATTATATATAAGAAAATGGTCGCAATTAATTTTAACCAGCTATTTACGTTTATTCTGTCTTTCAGTAAAAAGTACAACATTGATTCCTCTCATTCAGAGGGACATAGTATGGCTGTTTTACGATTTGCTGACGAAAATTTCAGGAGCCAATTGGATATGTTTCCTTATTTAAAAGAGCAAACCAATGTCATTTATAGTGCATCTGTTTTACACGATATGTGCGATAAAAAATATATTAATCCAGAAGAAGGACTTAAAGAAATCGAGGGCTGTTTGCAACAACAATTAACCGATGAAGAAATATATTATACTAAAAAAATTATGGAAACAATGTCGTATTCTACAGTGAAAAAGAACGGCTATCCCGATTTAGGCGATTACCAGATGGCTTATCACGTAGTGCGCGAAGCAGATTTGTTGGCATCATATGATTTTGACAGATCAATGATTTATCATTTAAATCAGGGTAATACTTTAACCGATTCCTACTACAATGCATTGCAATTATTTGACGAACGGGTATTCCAATATAATACAAACAAATTATTTCTGTCAGATTATGCGCAACAAAAATCGGTACCGCTAACTGTAAATGCGCTAAGACAAATAAACACGTGGAGTAGAATTTTATCCAGGACAAAAAACTTATAAACAATGGTTTATTACAAATCACCTTAAAATTATTATTGAAGGAACTATATATATGTTTATTAAGTACAAATATGTGATATTATTTTCCATACTAACAATTTTTTTTTCTAAATAAGATATTTTTTGTGCATTTTCATCTATTTTTTCTATTACATTTTGTTTAGTAAGTATACACGGTTTAGGTTGAAATAATGATTTGGAATGGTGGTGACACAATCGTTTAGTAATGCGAAACATAATGTATTTATCGTATTATCTTTAAATATTTCTTATAATAAAACAAACAAAATATTAACAAAAATAAAATTGAAATTAAAAACTTACTCTAAATAATTTAATATTAAACATAAGTAATCTAATATTAAATAGTTCTTTTAAAAATAAACAATCAATACAAAAATGTCGTTAACTGGTATATCTGTTGCATTCAAGGAAGTCTTTACCAATGATGTTCGTTGGTATCCTTTAAAACCGTCGTGGTCAGTGCGTCAAATGGTAGAAACACTGAGACCGCATTTAGCGCGAGATTTTAACACAAATGAATTTGATATTGTGGAAACAGGCCAGGATTTGCCTGGGATTCCAGCGGAAGCAGGTCAACCACTGGAACTATCTAATATTACTCTAAAAAATAAATGGGGTAAGGATTTACGCATTTCATTCTATATTAGGCGGCGCAATTATAGCTATTTTGAATTGCAAAATTTAAATTTACCTAGGCAAATAGATACAGAATCCAATGATATCGAAATGACGACTATTAATCCAATTATAACTAATTCAATTACAGTAACAGAATGCCCAATTTGCTTAGAAAACGTACCCACTTTTACACGATACAGATGTGCACACGGTGTATGCAATGATTGTTATTATCGATGGCAATATGCGAGCGAAACTAATATTGGAAATGTCCCAACATGCGCATATTGTCGTAGCACTTAAATATTAGTTAATCATAGAAGTATAATAAAGACTAATTGCCTCATCCTTTTGTAACCAATTACCAATTTCCACTTTTTTATTTTCTAGGTCTTTATAATGTGAAAAAAAATACTTTATACGTTCTCTAGTTGGCTCTGGAATATCGCTAATATTGTTATAACCACTGTATTTGGGGTCTACTTTATAAGACGGGCACATAATAATTTTGGGATCTAGACCCTGGTCATCTTTTGTTTCTAATGCGCCCAAAAATTTGCATTTAATATAACAACCAGGTAATAATTCATCATCCATAAAAACAACTACATCCAAAGGGTCGCCATCTAAACTCATTGTATTAGGAATAAAGCCATAATTAAAGTCATATTTAAAAGGCGTGTGTAATACACGATCACATATTAATGCTTTTTTTTCCTTATCATATTCATATTTAATGTGAGAATTTTTGGCAATTTCAATGAAAACATCTAATTCTAATTCTAATTCCATTTTATTCAGTTACTAATATATGTTTATATATGTTTATATAACATAATTTACTATATATATAAATTAAAATAATCAATAAATTAAAATCAAAAAAAAATATTATTCTGTTTCATTAATGATATTATATATATTAGGTTTCATCATATTATGCATAATATTAATTCTTGTTTACATAAAGTTTAAATATAAATTTTGGGTATTACAGCCCGTTTTTCATTTTTATGATATATATTATTGGTTTGTAGATGTGGGAATAATAAGGCACGAATTGCCAAAAAAAAATCGTTACACAAATTTCAAAAATATTAAAACGCATAAATTTGAAACAGTTGATGAAAACACTTTAAAACACGTAGTTTTGTTAATTCAGTTGCATTATTTACGTAATAAAGAAAACAAATATTTCCCAAAAAAGGAAAATATTATGCCTTATTTTGTAGGACATAATGCGCAAACATTTTTGTCTATTTATTGGGAGCCAGAATTATTAATAGATAATAAAACCGCCAAAACAATTGAAGACAAATCTATAATAGCTGTAATGACAAGTAGACCGTTGCACGTAAAAATTTATAATGAATATAGTATAAAAAATATAAAAAATATAAAAAATATAAAAAATAATAATTCGGAGTTTGATGTATATTATGTTGATTATTTATGTGTTCATAAAAACTGGAGGAAAAAATCAGTAGCGCCACAAATGATACAAACACACGAATATAACCAATCATATCAAAATAAAAATATTTGTGTTAGTTTGTTTAAAAGGGAAGAGGAACTAACAGGCATTGTTCCTTTAACCGTATATTCTACGTATTGTTTTAATATGCAAATGTGGCGAGCACCACCACTGTTAAATGCGAAAATAACAATGTTAACAGGTGACGAACAGAATATGTATTATTTCTATAATTTTATTGCTGAATTGTCTAATAATAATAATAATAATAAAAAATGGGATATTACAATTTTACCTGAAATAAGTAATATAATGGAACTAGTAAAAACAAAGAATATGTTCATTAAAATGTTAGTTATAGACGGTAATATAGTAGCAGTTTACGTATTTAAAAAAACGTGTACTTTTATAGAAAAAAATAAGGAAATTATTTCGTGTATAGCATCTATACATGGCTTATCGGATGAATTAAGTAAAGACGAGTTCATTCATGGTTTTAAGGTCTCTTTATGGTCGATAATAAAGAAAAAGGATTATAAAGACTTATGCTACTTGACGGTAGAGGATATAAGTGACAATCGTGAAATCATAAAAAACATATCAATTAAAACCCATCCATTGGTAGTGTCTCCGACAGCCTATTTTTTTTATAATTTTGCATACCATACATTTAAATCAAATAATTGTTTGATTATTAATTAGCGTTTTACATTTTATGTAATAATTTTATCTAATAATGTAAAATGGTTGCCCGCAAAAAAAACAATTATGAATGTTTTTACTTGCGGGTGAAATTGTAATGGGATTATATTTTTTGCATTTACTACATTTTGCGACTTGGGGTAAAAGCGATACCGTTTTGTTAGTTTGATCCTTGTAATGAAGGATATTTCTATAACCTTTGAACATGTATTACTTTGTTATTTTTATTTTTATTTTTATTTTAGTAACAAATTAAAAAATGAAATTATATAAACAATATAAAAAGCTATATATAAATATATAAAGAATGAGAACAATAAATTGTTATTTTGATATTGCATTATGCCCGGAGGGTTTAGAAACCAATTATTTTGACGAGGAATTAGGTTGGTGGGTAACGAATGACGAAGTTTTTGAAAAATATAGATGCAATAACGAATACGCGCAAATTGTTTTAGAATATTTGCGTGAAAATTACGATACCGACCCACAAGGTGTATTCTATTATAAAAACATTGAATACAATGGTTCGGCTGGATTTTCTTTGCAATTAGTATTTAACAATGAAGAAAATGACGATTCAGAAATTGATGATATTCGCGAGCTGATGTTGCCCGGAGATATTCACGATAATTATATGTTATTTATCGAAGACAAAAGGTTTATGATGCACTTTAAATTATTTAGTTATTCGGATGTACCTGAATATGGTGACGATATTAATAACGATAATAACGATGTCGATAAACCGTGTCCACCACTAAAGTATGATACAAGCGATGAACTTTCTGAGGAAAATATATATGACGATATGCCAGAACTAATTGAATGTAGCCAAAATTCATCCGATGATGATGACGAAATGCCAGGGCTAATTGATATGGATGAAACAGATTACGAAATGGGAGAACAGGAACAAGAACAGGAACAAGAACAGGAACAGGAACAAGAACAGGAACAGGAACAAGAACAGGAACAAGAACAGGAACAAGAACCTGCCGATGAAACTCCGAAATCATCTGATGACGAGGGGGAAACAGTTACAAACGACAAGCCAGAGCCAGAGCCAATTATTGAAGTCGAAAACAGTCAAAAAGAGGTAAATATAGAGGTACCCGTTATAAAAACTGTGTTTGATAAAGGTATATCCTGCTTGGTTCAGTAACGTCAATAAAATTATCTAACATATTTACCCACCCTAACAAAACTGTCAACAATAAAAATAATAAAAACGCCTAAAAAAGAATAAAGAACAACTTCTTCGGTTACACTCCCAGTTTTTTGATCTTGTTGTTCTTCCAACAAATTTATCATATAATTTATTTTTTCAATAAGTGCCTGATTAGTATCCATATTCATAAAATTAGCGGGTTCGGGATTTGGGTAATATTTTTTATTATGTTCAGATTTGTTATAATTAGAATGAGTATAGTTAGGAACTAATTTTTTATAGTAGTCTCTAACTTGTGCATCGTTCATAAAATTACTTTGAAGTTCCTGGAGTTCCATTTCGGAATTATCGGCAGGTTGAGGAACTAAAGATTCATCTATATTAGTCATACCTTCTTGTTTTTTGACACGCTCTCCGCCCACAGACACTGGATTAGATGGAAAGTCATATGGATTTAATGGCTTAAAATTTTCAGAATGCTTGGCACTAGCCTGACTACCTTTTGAACTATAATTACCTAATTCACTGTCATCATCTGGGCTAGTATTGTGAATAGATTGCAAAACTGAATTCACTTTTTGTGGATTAAAATCACTGGTTAAAGGACGCTGTTTTTGTGTTTTATTATGAGACGGTTGTGCTTGCCTTTTTTTATTAATAATAGAATCATTATTATATTGTTGTATACTTTCACTATCAATTGGTGCAGCGGACATTGCTAAATATGACATTCTCTTAATAAAAAATAAGATAATTATTTATCAAACAAACTTAAAATCAAATAAAAATAAAAATATTTATAATAAAAATCATAAAAGAATGAAAATTATAAAAACCCAAAAAAATATATTATGTAGTTTATATAAATGAACATTAAAACAATAGTGGCTCTCTTTATAGTTCTGGTTATTATTTTATTAATAAAACCTAAAATGATTTATAATCTTTATAATACGCTTTTAGGTAGAGTAGTAATTTTAGCCGTAATAGTCTTTTTTGCTATGCACAACGCGACTTTAGGTTTGTTAGTGGCATTGGGGGTAATAGTTATTTCAAATCAGTTCACTGTTTTTGCGGAGGGTTTAGAAAATATGGACAACACCACAACATTAGGAAGTGTGCCGTCCACTGTGGGAGACGATAATGCTATAATGCCAACAATGGATGCTAAACAAAACGTAGTAACAAGGTCTGGATCTGCGGATGCAAATAAAAATGACATAAAAAATAAACGTATTAGCGAAATAAAAGAGAATGCAATGGGGGTTGACAAAGAAGACATTAAAAATACATTGGCATCAAAACCCTCCAATACGTTACCAGTACCTAAACTAACATCGAGTGAAAGCGTGACTCCATTCACTACGGCTATGTTGACCAATAAGGCGACCTTGACTGAGGGTATGTGTCCTTGTGCGGCAGCGGTATAATATATTGAAGAAAAACAACTTAAAGAACGGGGGTCGCCAAATATAATATATCCGGAAAACAACTTAAAGAAAATTTGGATGGGAGTAAAACCCAAAAATTTTTTTTACATATAAAATATATATATGCAAAAAAAATATTTAATGGTGATTATTGCTGTTGTTATTTTACTATGCGCCGTTAATTTTTTACAAAATTATAATCCGAAAAAACAGGAAGCATTTGTATCACGTATTCATAGTACATATCGTCCCTATATACGAAAAATGCATATACATTACGAGAACTTTATGAATAAATATGGTACACAAGTTATATGGAATAAAATGAGGAAAATGGGGATATATTAATTTTTAGATATTATTATATTAAAATAATATAACAAATGTCAAATGTATTTTTTCAAACGGTAGATTTTATTAATAATCACATATTATTTTTAAATAATAGTAAATTTTTTGCGGGAGTGGTTATGATTTTATTAAATGTTGGGTCAAAATTTATAGCTATTCAATTTAGTAAATCCACAGAAGAATACCTAAAATTAAATGTTACAAAACAACTTTTAGTATTTGCAATGGCGTGGATGGGTACTCGTGATATTTACACGGCTTTAATTTTAACCGCTGTGTTTACAGTTTTATCGGATCATTTATTCAATGAGGAAAGTCCTTATTGCTGTGTGCCTGAAAAATACCGAATATTAGCAAAAGTTATTGACGAAAATGGCGATGGAAATATAACAGAAAATGAAATAAATGATGCAATAGCAATTTTAGAAAAGGCGAAAAGAGATAAGCTAAAAACGGAACAGCGGAAACATTTCACGTTATATGGCGACTATTTGGCCGACAGCTATAAGACACATTACTAATAATAGATTAAGAGTTAATGAATAATGACTAATGACTAATGACTATATTTAAGTGAATATAATAATTTAAAAATCTTTAATTATTATAACTATGACTTCATTATTTGGCTCATTATTTAAAAAAAACGATATGGTAATTAATCCGATTACTAGCGATACAGACGATACAGATGACTCGGACAGCGATACTGATGATGATAAAAATGGTGATGATAACCCTGAGGAAAAAAAGGAAAAAAAGGAAAAGGATGAAAAGGCAAAAATCCCGAATAGTCTAATTATTTACGTAAAAACCCGAATTCCAAATTTCTATAAAATGAATTATGAACCTTTTATGACTGTTCCTGAAAGCAGGAGTCATACGGTTTTTTTTGATCCATTAGTAAAATATTATGCAGATGCCGTGAAAAATTTACCCAATGGTGCACCAAAAGATGCACTTTATACTCAGTTTTTCGAAGCACCTCAATTTGATTCAATGATTACTCGTATTTTAAGCGATTTTAGATATATGCAAAAATCCATTAAATTTGAGGACGCTATTGAAAAAGGGATTGTTGATAATAATATCGATATTACACTTAGTACTTTGTTCAAAAATAATAATTTATTTTATTTAAATCGAAAACCATATACAATTGTGGGAATGAAGTGGGCACGAAATAATTGGCAAATTGATACAAAACCGGTTGATAAACTTATTTCACCTTATGCTCGTTATTCTAGTAGTCATTTAAAAAATGCAGAAAACGATTTAAATACTATTCCTGAAATGTATCGCCAAGGCAATCTGTCGTCCAGTAATATAGTACAAAATAATAGTACACTCACAGATAACAAAGGGATAGGAACAGGAACAGGCACAGGGACAGGAATCATAAAAAATTTAACAGATAAAAGGTTGGATTCACTAAATAAAAGAAGCGTTGAAACATTTTTAAAATTATTAAAGCCAAATTTTCCTTTTATTTCATCAGACGACACCGATTTAGAAACTATTATTGAAAAGTCTCCAATAACATTATCTTTGTTAGTTGATGAAGGTATAATTACAGAATATACTAGAAGAAATCCAGTTGCCGATCTATTACAATTATTTGATGATTGTATTGAAAAAAAACAAAAATTACTAAGTTTAAATGACAAATTTAATTCTAATACTCTATTATCTACATTAAATATACAGACCAATTTAAATGGTAATTTAGAATCGGCAGAATTCACTAAAAATACAGGTTTTAGTTTATTTGGAAACACAAAACAAACAGAATTGGTAAGGTTAATTAAAAAACAAAAAGTAGAATACTTGAATAGTTTATGCGAATTATCTGATAATATAATCGAAATTTTTAATGCGGAAAAAGAATATTTTCAGAGTTTACTTAGGCTTTTAGACAAGATTAAAACCGAATATGGAAATATTGTTCAATATTATGAAAACCCTTATTTAGCCAAAAATTGTATCGATGAAGACATAAATATTGTAAGGCTAATGCTAGAGGAAGACATTTTTGACAGTTATTCTAAATCTTATTTTGAAAATGTTGATAAGTGTAAACGTTGGAATACTAGGCTAAAAACAGCAAGAAGAAATTTGGATACTAAAACTCAAGAAGAAATTGATAAAATAAAAAAAAATAAATTAGACAAGTTTAAAGAAGAATTAAAAAATAAATTAGAAATAAAATATTTGGGAATTTTGCCTCAGCAAGCTCTAGCAATGAAACAAGAAGAAACCGATGAATTAAATAGATACAGTGGTGTATTGCGCAATGAAATGAATGAACGTTACACATTACGGAGCAATACGGATATAAATGAAGAAATAAAAACCGATTTAAATCTGTATAAATCAATTCCAGCCGTTTTACTGATTTACAAGTATCAATATGAATTGTACTTATATTATACAATTTTATACTATTTTATAAATCAAATGGATATATGGGGTATATTTTATAAAACGATTGATGCGTTTGTTAAATATGTTAATGATGTTTGCGCAGAAAATATTAATATAACAAATGAAAAAATAGAAGAGATATTATTCAATAATAGATTTCAACAGATTGTAAAGTCAGAATTAGTTATAACAAAATCACGACTGCAAAATGATGTCGCTAGAATTGCTGCCGACAACGCCTCGAGAGATAGAGTGTTTGGAACTATGACTAGTACAGAAAAATATAAAAAATTTGTAGAAGTATTTTATGGCAAATTTGATATCAAAGGTATAAAATATGACGGATTATTCAATCCAAATAGTCGACAGACTGACTTGAGAAAATGGTATTACATAAACGCAAATGGGCAACGAGTATTTCCTCTGCTTAATCCACGGGATCCTACTCATAATCAATTACTGGATCTGCAACGTTTGTCCATATCGTTGGAAATGTCTAGATTAAATAGCTACGAATCCATTATATTACTAACATATTTGTTACAAGTCCAATGTTCAAGACAAGACTGTTTATATAAAGCGGATGAAAATGTAAATCAAATAAATCTACAAATAATGAACATATATACCGATTATTATAGTGAAGTCAAAAACTTTTTGGACACTAGAACTGCGAAAGGATTACCTGCTACTATAACGGTTCCACCATTACTGTTTAATGCAAGTAAAAATGATAATTTGAAACCCGAACCAAATATAACTTTAAATATGTTACAAGATAAAGTTAATATAAAAAACAGAATGTTTTTAATTTATTATGAAAAGATTGAAAATATAAAAGATTTATTGGTTGCTTTACAAGACCATTGTGGCAAATTTAAAGATATACTTTTACCAAATAACGATAACAGCAGTAGTAGTTTGCTTTCTCAATGCGAAAAAATAATTGACAAACGACTGTTAACAATACCTAACATTAGCGCAAATAACCGTTTTAGCGCCAATAGTACATATTTATTGGAAACCCAAGAGGAACATTTTAACGTTAAAATGTCATTTGATTTACAATTAAATTTAGTGGCTGTATTTGATAAGGGGTATTACGAAACCTTTTTACATTTTCCGTATCCAACGGATTTATACGAATGGTTAGTCTACAAAAATAATGATAATACAGCAGTTGACGGTTTTGGTCTATTGAAATCAACATCAGATGCATTAAATGGTCAAATTAAAGCGCTAAATGCTACCTCAAATAATTTATACACTGATATAATAGATGGTGTAAATGAATATACAAATGCCTCTCTACAAAGATTGTTGGCTAGCACAGTTCATCCTAATAATCCAAATGATCGCAATACAATTAATTCCACTACAGAAGAAAAAATAAGAAAAATAGAAGAAATCTTACTAATTAAGTT